TCTCAAGAAAAGTCCAACACCTGTCAAATCATTTGTATTTTTGTAATATGCAGTATGATTACCTATAATTGTATGAACAGTGATTCCTAATTCTGCTAATCTATCATAATAATGATTCTTTGCCCATTCTAAAGATACAAAATCAACACCCTTACGGCTGTCAAATGTATCACCCATATCAACAATAGTAGTAATGCCTTCTTTAATTAAAGTTGGGAAAAATATATCTTCGTAAAATTTTAAAAAATAATCATGAAATAATTTTGAGTTTTTTCTCGCACCAAAATGTTGGTCTGTAATAATAGCAATCTTCACTGATAATTCATCCTTGTTTGCACTGAATCTTTAATTTGATTATAATCAGAACTAGTTCCTGTCATATCACCGTCAACAGTAAAGACTTCTTCATAACCAGATCTTTCAATAATTTTAGTTTTAATTTCTAATTGTTTCTTTTCTTTTTGTATTCTTCTTAAAAAAGCATAGTGTATAATTTGTGTAAAGTAAGCAAAAGGGTTCTTAGATTTTTCTGGATTAAAATTATTAATATACTGAACACAGTTTTCAATACCATCACATACCATATCATCCTTAAACATATAGTTCACAAAGTTAGGTTTAAAGGATAAATGAGTTGCAATCTTAAGAAAACATTCCCCAAGATAATTTGTGATGCGAGGTTTCGCTTCACCTCTCTCTGCAGCTAAGGCAACTTTCTCTTTGTATTCTACAATAGCGGCGAGGAACTCTTTATTATTTACATAATGTTCCGATCTTTTTCTTGCCATGAAATGTTTTGATAGTGTTCATTCATAACATTATTATACACTATTTTACAACGCTTGACAAGACCTTAAAATATGTGTACAATAACCTTTGTAGAGGTTCAGAGGGAAAGCTTAGCTATTTTTAAAGATATTCTCTAGGCTTTTACGAGCATCTTTTACGTTTGCTATGTAACCCATCTCTTTTGTCATTTTTGGTTTAGGTTTCTGAATAATATCTTCATAATCATAATAAGCTTTTACAAATTTATTGTAAGCTTTAATCACGTCTTTATCAGAAACCTCACATGTAGTGATAACGTTGTTCATCTCCACTATATATGTTTTCTCTCTACCTGTTTTAATCCAAGGTTCGATTTTGATAATACTAATTCCAGGCTTTCTTGTAAAACTTGAGTGGCCAACCATTGCTGGACAGTCTAAAGATAACACATCAAGTTCTGGCGAAGGTTCAATTTTTGCAATAATTTCTTCACCTGTTTTTAATTTTACAACTGCTAAAAATTTATCTGACATTTTTTTAAAGGTATCGTAAGCATTTCATAATTAAAGTTTTCTTCGTTATAAATCTTTACTCTCTCCATCATATGATTTAAAGTATAGTTTTTAGAGGATCCGTATGTGATATCATCGGCAATATCAAATAGAGTTGCCTTGATTTTATTGTCACCTTTTCTTAAAACTCTTCCTATACTCTGTAAGTTTCTGATTTTTGATTTGTTTGGTGATGCAAATATAACGTTATGAAGATTTTTAATATTGATTCCTGTTGAGAAAGTTCCATATGATGCGATAATGATTGCATTATCTTCTTTTTCTGTGATTCTACGAACTTCTTCTCGGTCTTCAGTATCAACGCCTCCGTGGACAAAGAAACATTTTCTGTTTTCTTCCTTACTCTTATTTATGATATCAAAGAGAGGAAGACCATGTGACTCAACTCTTGTATATAAAATAAGAGTATTACCTTTTTGATCAAGAGTGAGATTCTTAATAAAGTTATTTCTCTGTGTATGTGTGATTAAATATTGTATTTCATCCTCATAGTTCTCAAATTTCTTGCTGGGTGTTTGAGTGTTAGAACTTTAATATTTAATTTTGACAAATATCCTTTCTTCATCAATTCATCTGTACGAATAATTTTATATGTAGGGCCAAATAATCCTTCTAACACCCACTTATGAGTTTGTGTTCCATCAAGTGTTCCAGTAAAACCGTATCGATATTTACAATCAAGCATCTTTGTCATGATACTGACTAAAGATTTTGATTTAAATAGATGTGCTTCATCACCAATCACTACATCAAAGTTATTAAAATACTTTCGATCCAATTTATAAATTGACTGCCATGTAGTAATTGTAACACTGTCATCACTAATCTTATCTCTTCCAGCATAGACACGATGACAATATTTTTCAACATCCCATCCATAATCTTCAAAGTCTTTATACATCTGTTCAACAAGAGATGTAGTTGGAACTACAATTAATATTTTACGGTTGTGTTCAACATGATATCTTGTGATTGCATAAATCATTAATGACTTACCAGATGCAGTCGGTGATAGTAATAATTTTCGATTATGTCTCAGTGCATCATGAACACCCATGATTTGATATGGTCTTGGTTTGTGTTTTGATATACTCTTTACATAATCTGTGACACCTTCTGGTGATATCATTTCATTCTCTTCTAGTGGTAAACCATAAAATTTACTTCCTTCAAATTCATAGGTATAATCTTTTCGATTACAGAATGATATGATACGATCTACAAGACCAGCATATATTTCATTTCTTCTCATATCATAAAGTCTTATTTTTCCATCCCAATACTTATTACGATACTGTGGCATAAACTTAGCGCCAGGAACTTCAAATGTAAAATGATCAGATAGTTCATGATACACATATTGTTCCGAGTCTATCGTAACAAAGACTTCATTTTTCTTTTTGATAATTAAGTGGGTCATGTAAATCCAGCTTGGAATTTATGCCATTCAATTGAATTTTTGATTTGATATGTGCGATTCGATATTTGTTTAAGAATACTTTCTGTATAATTTATCATCACATCATAGTATTCGACTTTTAGATTTGCATCTGATACTCGATCATCGGCATCCATATATCTAATCAGTGCGTCTTTATCTCTAACTTTCTTTGGAAATGGTTCTTTCTCATATACCTCTGGATCAGCTTTACCAGAATAGTATTCATATCTTTCATGACGAACACTCTTTTGTATCTTTTGAGCTTTTGTTCGTAATAAAATTAAATTGTTCAATATCTCATGATATTTAGAATGCAATTGAGGAACCTTAATCGATTCTTCATGCATATTATCAATATCAATCTTACAGTCCTCTTGCCACATGGACTGAATCTTATCAAGATTTATCATGTAAAATTATTTTTTTGGAAAATTATCTAGTCGATTACCACTTGGGTCAGTAATATCATATATCAAATATTTGAAAGTTACTGAAGCAGTGAAGAAACTATAATCACGAGTTGAAACATCAAACTCTAGTGTTGAGAGTGAAACTGGAAACGCATCTTTAAAGTTTACATGAATACTTGGTCTATAATTACTACTTAAAATTTGTAAAGTAGCATCCGAGTATTGAAAGTAAAGGGGGTCAGCTTCATCACCTACACTAGCATCAGTTCTGATGTCATCTTTTTTAAGTTGATCATACTGTCCTAGTTTTTCTGGATATCCAAGTCCAGTAATCCATTTGTAGATTGCAAGATAGTTCTCCATCTTTTCATCTACTAGAAAACGAACAGTCAAATCGTCATATAAAACTTTATCTCCAGGCACAGGAATATCCTTCAAATAAGATGGTTGAATTGCTGTTCCCATACTTATTTGAGGTATATTCGCAGATTGGCAAAGAAAATCAACCTTTGGTGTTTTAGTTAGAATTAACTTAAAACCAAGAGGAGACATATAGTTCCTATTGGCTATTTGTTTGTCAAAGGGTGATACTGAATCAGTCATTTACTTTTTGCAATTTTTTGATTCTTTTAGCATAAAGAATCTCAGCGTGTGAGTATAAAATTGGATTTTTCTTTGATCTTTTGATTAAAATTTTTGCGGCTTTTTGATCATCCATGTTACTATTTAGACACAAAAAAAAGAGGTAATTTTACTTACCTCTAGGCGGTTCTTTTTACAAAGAGTGGATAATCTGGATTTTTGGTCTTTCGGCAACTGATTCT